CCCTCCGCGTTCTCGCGGGTCGGCGCCTGCGGGCCGGTGCGCATGAGCTTCTCCAGCGCGGTCACGCCGGCGGCGGTGCTGGCGATGCTCTTGAGCGCCTGCTTCTCGTCGTCGGTGTAGGGCGACTGGTCGATGCGGTTGCTCAGCGAGTCGATGCGCTCGCCGACATTCTCGCCCAGCTTCTCCAGCTCCTTGGCCTGGCGTTCGGTCTCGGCGTTGTGCTCCTGCACCTTCGCTTCGATGAACGGCTTCAGCAGCTGCTCCTCGAACCCCTTCTGGTCGAGGCCCATCTGCTGGGCCATCTGCCGGCCGATCTGCACCTCGGGCTGATTCTCGTCGAACTGCCACTCCAGGCCCTCGGGGAGCTTCACGCTCTCCGGCACCTTGAGCTCGTACTCCGACGGGTCCTCCGGCGCCTTGTTCTCGCCTTGCTTCTGGCCGCCCTGGCTCAGTTCCTTCACGACCTCGTCGGTCTTCAGCTGGCCGTTTTCGGCGTCCCACAGGTGGTCGGGCAGGCCCTCGGGCTTCTCGGCGACCTTCTGGCCGCCGTCGCCCTTCTTCTCAGAGCCGCCCTTTCCGCCGTCCTGGCCGGATTCGCCGGCGGCCTTCGCGCCGCCCTCGTTTCCCGTCTTCTCCTGGCCCTGACCGGACGCGCCTTCGGTGCCGGTCCCCTGGGTCCCGGCCTCCCCCTGGCCTTCGCTTCCGCTGGCGCCCTCACCGCCGCCGCCTTCGCCCTCGGCAGCCAGCAGCGGGAGTCGCCCAAACCGGAACAGATCGAACATCTATCGCTCGCCTCGCGTGATGCGCCGTTGAATCTCGAGCACGAGGTTGCGCTGGCCCATGAACTCCCTCAACGCACTCTCCGACAGCCCTTCCGCCGTCGGCGCGGTGACGCAGCGCGCCCACAGGTGCTCCAGCACTTTCCGGCCGGCCGGCGTGTTGAAGCAGTCGTGGTACGCGGCATCCACGTCCGCCTGCTGGCTCGCCTGGTCCTGGCCGCGGCGCGCGCGCTCGCCGGCCCCGATCGCGCCCTGGGTCATGCGCCACCTCCCTGGAGCAGGCCGGTGCCGCCCAGCTGCTCGGCGATCTGCGCCAGCTGCTGCGGGTTGCGCACCAGATCGCGCTTCTGCACGCCCATGAAGTCCGCCTGGCGGTTGGCGTACTCGAACAGGTCCACCACCGCCGGCACCGCCTGCGGGGCGACCTCGCCGACCGTCTGCACCCAGCGCTGCAGGCGCAGCGCGTCCTGCTCCTGCTTCTGCTTCGTGTACTGGCTGACCGGCTTGAGCGCGATCCGCTCGCCGTTGAGCTCGATCGGCGGGAGCGTGCCGCGCTGCTCCAGCAGGTAGGCGAAGCGCTGGAAGATCGCGTACTGCCACTCGGTGATGAGCCGGCCGGCGGGCGCGCCCATGCGCTTGATCGTGTCCATCTGCTCTTCCAGGAACTGCGTCGCCGTCGGCGGCGTCTTGCCGCGCTGGTGCGGCTTGTCCTGGAAGCCAGCCCGCCGGATCGACATGCGCTGCTCCTCCAGCGCGAGCATCGACAGGTCGACGTTGCCGGCCGTGTTCAGCACGAACGGATCCGAGCTGTTCGGCATCTTCGGCAGCCAGTCGCCCGGCACCACCGACTTGCCGGGGGCGAGCGTGCCGTCGTCCGGGTAGATCACCACCGGATCGACCGCCTTGTCGGCCGCGCGCAGGTTCAGCTCGACGATCTTGTTGGCCGTTTTCACGCTCGGCAGCGCCTTGTGGCCCGGGCCGACGCCGTAGGCGGTCACCCCGTCCGGGTTCCAGCGCGCCACCACCAGCGGGCAGCTGCCCTTGCCCTCCAAGTCCTCCTCGAGGAGCAGGTGGTCGTTCGAGAAGACGACGTACTTCCAGACCTCGGTGTCCTGGCGGCCGTGGTCGCGCCAGAGGCCCCAGGTGATCTGCTTCTTCGTGTCCGGGCTGCGCTTCTTCTGCTCCTGCCACGCCTCGGGCAACTCCGCGTCCGGCCACAGCACCTCGATGTGCTCCAGCGGCACGTGGAACTGCCGGAAGCGCGGCCCGACGCCGCGGCCGCGCGGGGCCCGGTCGATCAGCAGCTCCGGCAGCGGCACCGCCTCGCAGTGAATCGGCTCGCCCGGGTCCAGATCCTCGATCAACATGGCCATCGTGCCCGGGAACAGGTCCGGGTAGGCTTCCTGGGCGGCCTCGTGGAAGTTCGACCGCTCGATGTGGTCGAACACCACGTCGCGGTACTTCTTCAGCTGCTCGTCGATGCGCCGCCGGTCGCCCTGGTCGAACTCCATCACCGGCTCGACGTCGACCCACTTGTCGTTCGGCGCGGTGAAGGTGTGGCCCATGTCCGCGGCGAAGTCCTCCAGCGTGTCGATCCCCGTGGAATCGAACAGCTCGTCGAAGTCCTCCAGCCGCCCCTCGGCGCCGGCCTGCTGGTAGTGCCGCCGGCGCCAGGGCATCATGTAGCGGTAGATGTCGTCGACGCGATCGGCGTGGATCTGCTGGCCGGCCTGGGCCTTCTGGAGCCGCCGCTTCGCCTCCTTCAGCGTCTCGGACTGCGCCATCAGCTACCGCCGCCCAGCTTTTGCCGTCCCTGGTTACCGGAGAAGCCGCGCGTGCCGCGCGAAAGCAGCGACTGCTTGCCGCTGCCGCCTTGCGAGGACACCAGCGCCGTTTCAACGCGGAGCTGTTCCTGCAGTTCCTGCTGCTTCTCCTGCTCGGCGCGGATGCGCTCGCGCCGCCGGGCCGCTTTGACGGCCGGGTCTTCCTTCGGCGGGTCCGGACTAGAAAACCCCATCTTCTCGCAGCTCCTCGAAAACGGGCGTCGCGCCCAATGCGAGGAGCCTCCGGTACAGGCCGACCGGCCTCAACGCACGCTGGGGCAGGCCAAGCAGGCGCTCGATCTCGCTAACGCAGTACCAGCCGTAACGGGGAATTGCGCTCGGCTCCGGCGCCGGCCGGCGGTCCAGGCACACGACCCGCCCAGCGTTCTGGTGGATGCCGGCGATGACCAGGTCCATCTCGTCGTTCGTCATCACCTCGACCCGCATGCCGTAGGTCGAGGGATCCACGAACAGCCAGGCCTGCTCCGTCAGCCGGTCCCCGCCCTCGATCGGCGTGAACGCGCTCACGTGCCGGAAGCCCGGCGTGGTGAAGACGTCGTACCAGTGCTTGCGCTCGCGCCCGGAGAACGCCACGAACCAGCCGGCCGTCTGGAGCATGCACCCCGGCATCACCACCCCCGCACGCTCGGCTGGCGCCGCTGCCGGAACACCTCGCGTCCGCCGCCGAACACCGACCACTGGCCGCGGACGTTGACGTGGCCGGCGCCGTCCTTGCGCGCGCCGACGAGCTCGCGGCCCTCGCCGCCGCCGAGCAGCATGTACTGGAACGCGTCCGCCACGTGCGAGGCCGAGTCCTTCTCCGGCTCCTCGGTGTAGCGGGTGGTCTCGCTGCCGCGGATCTTGCGGAAGTGATAGGCACCCTCGAGCGCGGCGTTGAGCGCCGGGCAATTCGGGCTCACCAGGATGCCCGGCTTGCCGTCGACCATCCGGTTCAGCACGTTCTCGCCTGCGCCCAGCCGGACGCTCAGCGCGTTCGACGGCGCCGCCCGGATGCTCGCCAGGACCGGGAACTCGTAGCCGCCGCGCGGGTTCTTGCGGCGGAAAACCATGTAGGGCGTCGTCTCGCCCTCCTGGCCCTTGAAGTCGCCCGCCGGGTCGCCCCACACGCTGACCGGGATCTCCTCGTAGCCGGCGATCAACCGCGCGATCTCCTGGTTCAGCAGCGGCGCGAACGTGGTCGCGCCCATGTTGTTCTGGATGTACTCGGCCACGACGTACCACCGGCCGCGCACCACCTGGCCCATGACGGCCGCCGGCGACCGCCCGAAGTCGACGCCGACGTAGAGCGTCTGCCCCTCGGCCAGCGGGATGCGCTTCTCCGCCCGGTGCGTCTCCCGCCGGTACATCGGAAACACCGGCTTGCCGTCGCGGCGCATGCCCACCCGGTTCATAATCCGGGTGTCGATCCAGGTCTTCGGCTTGCCCTGCGCCTCGCGGACGTAGAACTCGGCGCCGGCGTTCAGCCACTTCGTGTTCTCGGCGTCCGGGTTGGGCTTGTAGTCGACGACGTGCCCCTTCTCGTCCAGCACCTCCAGCAGCCCCGGCGGCTGGACGTAGAAGTGCCAGTCCCGCGGCTTCTCGTACTCGCGCTGCTCCTCCTCGGTCATCCAGTCGGGCAGCGGGACGTCGCCGCGCATGTAGGGCACCCAGTGCCCCTCCTCCGGCGCGTTCATGTCCGCGATCACGTGCGCCCAGCGCGAGCCGCCGTCC